AGGTTATCCTTAGTAACAGTAACATATCCTTTGCCATCAAGAACTTTTGATAACTGTCCAGCAACGTTTGCAGTCTTAGTCGCATCGCCCGCTCCGTAGAAAGAAACCATATTTTGTGACTTAGCCGCCTTAGCTAGGTCTTCCCAAGTAAGACTTGCGTCTCTCAATGCAGGAATCTTTAAGAAATCAGGATCGTTAACGGTGTCCATCGCAACTAGGTCATATAGGCGGTTTTTCTGAGTGGTTGGCAAAACATTACTTGCAAGAGATACTTTACGATCACCCGTCGAGAGTCCAATGATTTGAGCACCAGAAGAACTGGCGTCGTTTTCAATCATTAACTTTGTCTTATAGGTTGACAAACGAGATACATTGTTAAAGTCACCGTTTACATGATCATAAACACGAGCGTACTCTAGAGCCATTCTAGACATCTTAGGCACTTCAGGGCCTTCAAGCCCTTTAATAAGTGGATGTTCTAAAAATTCCCTGAGCCTACGATCTCTTTGTGTCTTTGACTGAAGCAACCTTCCAAGTTCAAGTAACTTTGATTCATTCCTACGAAAGATTTCTAGACGTCCAGATTGAGTAAGTGCTTCCGTGCCAGGGCCAATCATAGCTCCTAACTGAATACGAAGCTCCCTCATTGCGCCTGGTGTCATAGACTTTGCAGTACCTGAGTTTAAAAAAGGCCGAACAAGCTCACCGCCAGTAGGTGTAAGATAACCACGATGGTATACCCGTCCACGGGAGTCAATAAAGACATTTGTTCTAAAGTTCTTATTACGCTGCGCATGAAACTTAACAGTTGACATAAGGCCATAGCCTTGTTCTCCACGATTAAGTATTTCATGCCGAAGTTCGTTTATAGAGTCATAATACTTCGAGTTACCACGGGGGTCTCTGAAACGTACAATGTCGTCCATAAAGCTTGCGAATTCAACATCAACCCCATACTCGACGTTAGACACATGATTCATCATCTGTGCCATTTCAGCATCGATCTGTTTAGCATCATAGTCAGCAAACTTATCACGAGAAATAATAGGTATACCTGTGTCGTTTCCACGAGAGTCTACAAAGGTCTTTTTATTTGCTTTAACATACAACCTATCTCTATCATTGATAGTTCCCAGGCGTCGAGCAATAGTTACTCTTCGCTCTGCCTCTTGGAGCTTTATCAAACCCTTATCAATAACAATAACTTCCCTAGAGATAGTGTCTTGCCACCCACCGGAAGTTCTCCCAGTTTCCAGATCAAGTACACCCCTTCGTGTTTTACCCCTAAACTGAACTTTGATCATGTTTTGTTTGACCATAAAGTCTAATATTTTAGAGCCTTCCGCATGATTATCTCTCAGCGTGTTTTTAGTAAAGGGTATAAGGTTTTCAAAATCTTTCGAGAACTGCTTACCAATGTTAATTGCAAGAGAGTCGTAATCAGTTGACTGTCCTGATGAAATTAGCTTGGCAATCTTAGTGATACTATTAAGTGCTGCGTCATCCATTACTTTAGAAGTAGGCTTTTTGTCAGCAATCAAAAATTCCATATCTAGAATTCTTCGAATAGCTTCATTCTTTTTTGATACGAGTTGTGTCCACCAAGAATCAGAAGGTTCTCGATTGTATAAGAATTTGTAAGAGTCATAAGCTTGCTTTACAAAGGGTAACTTTAAGAATTTTTTCTTTAGTTTATCCTTAGAAGGATACTTTTCAGTAAACCCGTTAAAGTAAATTCGCATAGGTGACCTACCAGTAAAGAACAGCTTTTTGGCTAGGGCTTTTCCTTCGGTACTACGCCAAGCATCAATATAACGTTGATCTTTTAGCTGGTCTCTTACAAGCTCTTCAAAGTTGTAGTACTTACCCATAATCTGAACTTGTGGAGTATCCTTGGACAAATAGCTAACAAACATCTCTGACCTTTGTCGTGAGCGGGTGTCTAAAAGCCTTGAAACGTTCTGAACAGCAAACCTGTTTTCCGCTCTAACAACTGAAGCAAAATCTTGCCAAGGGTCTTTGTTTTTAGCATAACGCTCAAAAACAACCCTTAAGTTTTCTACAATTACTGTCTGTTGGTTAACAGAAAGCTTATCATCGAGACTAGAAGCCATTGATTCAATAAAGTCTTTTTCTTCTAATTTTAGAAGTTGGGACTTTCTCATAAAGTCAATACGCTCTTGGTAGAGGTTGAAGTCAGGGTCATAGAGGTTGTTGTTCTTAACCTCACCAGTTAGAGGGTCTGCCGAAAAGTTTCTTTCATCAAATTCGTTACCAACTCTACGTCGAGATGCCTGTTTACCCACCAAGGAAGTGCCCTTGTAGTCAGTTAGTGACATCGTCTTTGAGTAGTCATCTGAGTCTAGTAAGAAAAGCTGACGAAGGTCTTCTTTATATTTTGGGTTACTTACAAGATTACTAGGGCGGCTGGCATCTAGCCTTACGTCAACTTCCCTAATCTTTTGTCTAGGTCTAAAGACAGTAGTCGCTTGTGTAGCTCTGTTTCTTAAGGCTTGGATGGAAAGCGCCTTACCTTTTGGAGTTATGAATTGTTCAGCACTTAGCTTACCTTGTCGAAACAAGTTTACAGCATCCATAGACCCTAGCAGGTTTGATTGAATCTCCATTGGTTGTACTTTTAACCAAGCGCCAAATGATTGTATTTTTGGAGGGAGACCCGTAAGGGTTTCTACCTTCTTTTTAGCTAATTCTGTTTTATTTATCCGGCTTGTGTTTTCTAAAGACAGTTCTTCTTTAGATTTCAACACAGGGATCAAAGAAGATCGGCAGTTCCAGTGAAGTGGAGGCTTGAACTGATCGTCGTCTATATCATAAATTTTACCGTTATGATAAGAACAAATCGGACTTGTCCTAGAGTCAAGAATAGCTGTAAACATAAATCCTTTAAGAATGTCTTTATTACTCTCAGCAACCTTTTTAAGAGCTGCAGTTTGAGTAGAAGTAATAGAAGTTCTCGTTAAAGTCTTGGCTTGATACTCTGTTATCTTAGTTGTTTTAAGAACATCAGCGATAATATCGTTTTGGCTAGCGCCTTTTGCAAGCCCAGCTTTTACTTTAGATTGAATTCTAACAAGCTCACCAGAAGAAATGTTTTGAATATTGTTCTTAATATTACTTGGCCCTTTAATGTTTGGCCCAGTAACTTCAGCTAGCAATTCTTTAGTCCGTGGTCTTTGAACCTTATAAAAGTCTTTTACTTCCTTGTATAGGTTATCACTATGAAAGTCTAACTGTGAAGTAGAAAACTCCTTTAGTGTGTTGGTCTTATGAGAAAGAAGTTCTGTTCCAAAACGACTTACTTCTTTTGAGACATCATTTTTTACATTATTGCGAAGCAAAGTTTGCAAGTTGTTTCTATGTCTTTTTAGAATTCGTCTGTTTTGTATTTGAACACCCTCTTCATAAAGCCTCACATCTGCCATATGTGCAACAATTCGATCAAAAAGTTTATCGTTAATATTCATCCAGTCCACCATTGTAGAGTAAGTTGATAAGCAGTTTTAAGACTTGCTTAGGTCTTTATTAGTTACTCAATAATTACTGAGTTATCTGATACATTGTCTACAAGAGGGTCTGTTTGAATTTCTTCTCTTGCAGAGTCATCATCGTAGTCAGCTGGTAGGAAGTCGTTATACTTTGCAATGTTGAGGAAAGTACTTCTACTAATAATACCAGACTGATACCACTCAGAGACAAGGCGCATGGCACCCTCTCCACCGACCATCGGTGCAAAGTCGCTAGACATTTGGAATCCAATATCAGAGCCAGAGTAGTCCGTGTTATACTTCCAGTTTAGCATAAAGGCAATAACCTCTTTTAGCGTACCAGAGATTTTAGCGTTAAGAGTACCTAGCTGTGCTGTTTGAGAAGCATTTCTAATCTCAAGAGCAACACCAGAAGCCGCCTGTTCAGGTGACAACATCCGAATGCCCATCTTAGCCATTTCTTCGATAGTGGAGGAAATTGCACGATCCATGTCTGCCAAAGCACCTGTAGGCGTCTCAAGCACACTAATACTTTCGTCTTTACGAACACGCAACCAAGATCCAAGCCCAGAGTTAACTAGCTCTTCAAACTCTTCGTCAGTCATGTCAGACTGTACGATAGGTGTGTAAGTTGCTGCACCGTATAGTAGGTGGTTACGACGAGATACCTTGTTGTAGAGAGACACCTCCCTGTCAATAAGTGGCATAAGTACAGGTTCAACAGGTTCAATTTGACCGTTAAGTGGCCAGGCTGGAATTCTGTCAATTCTTGTACCAAAGATAGTCGGGTAAACTGTCTTAACCTTTTTAAACTCCGCAGAAGCTGCATAGTCAACATAGTCTTGCTTAACATCCCCGTTTAGAACCTTAAGCTCATTATTTGTATCAGCATGCTCATAGTAGTCAATAGCTAACTTACCACTTTCGTCAAGGTAGTGATCACAAACAGTGTCAACATAGTTAGCGTGCCAAGGGTTGTTATCATCATAACGAGTGGTTAAATAACGTGTAACGAGTCTGCCAAGAGTTTTTTGTCGTGTAACAGGGTGGACAACTGTTTGAACGTTAATAACAGTCTCTGCCTCAAGCAAAACAGGGTAAGGACGAATTGTATCCCTTTCTTCAGGAGACATGTTGTCATATTCTTCTTCGCCAATATCAGGGTAGTCTACGTAAGCCCAAGCTCGAGAGGTCTGAAGTTCTTCCCAAAGAGCATTGTCCAAAAAGTTAAAGAGGGATCTACCATCTAAGGTAAAGTTATCTTTTAGCCAGTAGTAAGCATCCTCTGGGAGTTCTTCTGGGAGTTCCAGCTGAGACTCTTTACGAAGCAAAGCACTAATAAGGACTTTACAGTATTGAGCAGTTAAACCAGGAAGCTCTGCTTCTGACTTGTAGAAGTCATACTGAGACTGGCTCATGCTTGGAGAAAAAGGAATCAACAAGTTAGTGTAGTTTCTCTCGATATACTCATCGTGGGCTTTTACGTTAGACTGGCCTTGAAGTACCGCTCTGGACTTTTTCCACAAGGGCTTTAGAGAGTGATAGCTATCGCTTGGATCCGCAACTGACTTCTTAATAGCCTTTGTCGGTTTAGTTATTTGTGACATTTATAGTTCCTTTACCATTTGACTTTATTCGCCCAGAAAGCAGCAGACATTGGGCCCTTGTCAATATTTTTTTGATGGCGGGCTTTCCAAGCTAAACGTCTTTTACGATCAGCCTCAGACTCGCCTTCTTTTTTAGGAGAGCCTTTAGCACCTTGAGAACCAAACCGAATTGTTTTAATAGTATCACCAGACTTAGCAACAACAACATGAGACTTAGTGGGGTGGTTTGGAGTACGTTTAGGCTTATTAAAACCAGATACACCAACCTTAGTTAGTCTTGAATCTTTAGCCATTACAACGACTCCTTAGAATAGTATAGTTAAAGTATACCTTAAAGTATATACTTAAAGTATAGTATAGGGTGGGAACCCTGGCGGGTTATTCTTAAACGTCAGGTATTAGTGAGGGAGGGATACTTAAACCCCTCCCCAAAGAGACTGTCAGAAAACTTGAGAGTTTGTCTGTCTCTTATTCTTAAACGTCAGGTATTATTTCCTGCCCGTAATTTGCTTAACTGCATGGTAAAGACTACGAAAGATCTCTCTAGGTGAAGGGATCAGGAAACCACACAGTAAACCAAAAGCAAGGATCATCCACGTAGGAATCTCATTGACAATTATAGTATCTACACTTTCGGTATTAACCCTACCTGTGTTGTTTGACTGATCAATTTTCTCTACAGGTCCAGTTGCTCTTGCTTGAGGTCTAAAGGTATTATTTACACCAACATTTTGAGTGTTTTCTTTACCAACCTGCGTGTTAGCTGCAACGTTAGTCCCCTTACCAGAGAGTAGACTAAGCGGACTTAGCCCACTGCAGCTAGCGAGAACCATCGTCAAGATGATTGTTATTGTTAGTTTCCGTAACTTTTCCATTTACATAAATCCCAAAGAAGCCAGCGCCAGCGCCGACAATTACAGAAACAAACCCTGCTTGTGCGTTAGTGGGGTCTGCCAAGGCCATGAACCACTCTGTAGTACGGTAGAAAACCATACCATAAAGAGTTATTATAAGTCTTGGCCAGATGCGCCACCTGTTAAGCCACTCTGGTGTAAACATCATATTAGCTCAAAGTGAGGACCATCAATAAAGGGTCGTTTACCTTGGGCCCTGCGAGTGTCTACGTAAGACATCATAGCCTCTTCCATAGTACCCTTCCAGAGACGAATGTCAGGGACAGTCCAAGCAGCCCCCCAACGAAGAGGCACCTTAAGCTCTATAGCGGCTTCTTTCATAGCATCAGCAAGATCGTCATAGACGTTAAGCTGCCAAGAAACATCACTACCAATATAGGCAACAAGATCGACAGCGTGGCCTGTTAAGTGCTTAGAGTTCATTGTTTGAGTTGCTCCGCTTTTTAGCAGAGCCTTTTGTTGTTCAAGGGTACGAAGACCTTGTGTTACACCAAAATCAACTTTAGTTAGTGTAATGGCCTTTTTTACTACTTTAACAAGCTCAGGATGAACTCCGTCTAGCTTATTTAAACTTCTTTGACTTAGTTGATAACCCATAGAGTAATTTCCTTTTAAGGGTAGGTTAAAGATGCCCCCGTTAAGGGGCACCTTTGTGTTTATGTGGGAGCCACAGGCCAAGTTATCTCAAAAGGAAAGGTTTCTTGACTTGTAATATCTCTTAGTTCTTGACGGTAAGCCGCCCAAGCCACCTGATCGACAGGTGCATCTGCGACCTGCGTCCAGTCGGATTTACTAAGAAGTAACTCCCGATACTTACGAGCTTCTGCATCGTGGTTATAAAAAAGTTGTTCCATAAAATTATTCCTTACGCATAAACGGCACCATCAAACGGACCTTCGGCTTCTAAAGTTATGCTATATAAGCTGTTAACAGTAGAAAGCTGATTAGAAGTTACATCAGGCTGATAAATACGGAATCTATCGCTCCCTCCGAAATAAAATAAAGAATCAGTAAGAGTGTAGATAAAAGTGTAAGGCCCATTGTCTCCAATCCCTACCGTAGCACTTTTTAACACTGTCTCTAAGCCGTTACTAACGTGGCGCATTTCGTAAGAGGTTACGTAACTATCGTCAGAGGTGGCTCTAGGTAGTGTTAAAGAAATTGTAAGTGTTGTTCGATACCAACCCGCAGGAAGCGTGATTAACCCGCTGTTTTTGGTTGTTGGGCCTAACGTACAATTGTAGGTGCCACTCCAAGTTTTAGTTGGGATGTATTTTTGTTGAAGGTCAGTTAAAACCAGTCTTGTAGTTCCACCAAGCGGTGAAGAATATGTAACAGCACCATTTCTACCTTGACCTCCATAATAGTTATACTCTGTACTACCGTTGCCCCCTGCGCCAACATCTATTTCAAGCCAAATATCCTGAGTGGAATAAGCAGAGGTATCAAGGTCAACCTCAATAGTTTGTCCAGCAAGGCCACCAAAGCCAGCCCCACCTGATGCATCAAAAAGACTAGACGCATCACCGCCCCCGCCGCCACCGCCAGCGCCATAAGACAAAGAAGGGGCATTAGAACCAGCTGTATTTCTCGGTCCACCAGCGCCACCTGCTCCAAAAACAGTTGATTTCCCAGCTTCACCAGTACCGTTTCCGTAGTTTGCATTAGCGCCACCATTACCACCAAGAGCAGTATAAGTCCCAAGAATTGTACCAGTAATAGACCCAGCCCTTACCCTTACTACAGTGCTGCCGCCTGAAGCGCCACCAGTGCCCCCACCATAGCCATCATCACGGCCAGAGCCACCGCCCCCGCCTCCGCCAACTATGGTCATAATAACTTCACTTGTTTTACCAAGATTAACGTCAGAAATTGTAGTTGCGGAGCCGCCTAAAATATCACCCCCTAAATAAAACTCAGGGTTAAAAACTTTCATGGGGGAATTATCTAGATGGATAATGCCAGATAACTCATTGTTAGCAGTTGAAGTGTGGCTTACTTCAAAACCGGCCAAACCACCCCCTTTGTCTGTTCTGGCAACAAAAAAACCATTCTCGTTGTAAGCAGAGGCAGAAGTACGGCCACCAATAAAACCAGCAGAGCCTGTTGCCAATCGCAAAGTGTTAGAAATAGTTACATCACCAAGGTCTGCACTGATGGCCGACAATTTGTCTACTGTAAGTTTATCAGCAGTAATAGTGCCATTAACAAGCAAATCACCATCAACGAAAGCTGATTGAATTGCCCAAGAGGTTGTATAAACATAGGCATTAGCCTGGTTAAGCGTGTTGGTTAAAACAAACTTGTCCCCATTAACGGGGGTAAGCCCTGTAGCGGTTGTAAAGTAAGTTGTAACAGTGCTAGAGGAGAGGCCTGCTGTACTTGCAGAAGAACCTGTTTCATAGCGCCACCAACCAGCCCCACGGGTGCCGGTAGCACCATCCGCACCATCCGCACCATCAAAGTAGTCAACCCCCTTAACCGGGGTATACCCGTCTTCTCCAACAAAACTAGAAAAGCTAATTCCTGTCCTAATCGGGAGGGTCGGCAAGTCACTTGTATAGGCGTAGTAGGCTACGAAAGGATTGGCCCCAGGGGTATAGCTTTGCGTGTTTGTAAGCTCGTCTCCAGTGTTAGCATATATGATTGCAACCTTCCCCACTGTTTTAAGTAGGACAGTTTCGTCATCTACTTCAAGTCTATCCGACAAACCGCCTAAAGGAGTTCTACCACGAATAGAAAAGTCATAAGCTCCTGTTTTAAGCCCTGTAACGTCAAAGGTTGTACTCCTAGTTACGCCCAGAGTTTGATAAGTAACTTTATTGTCTCTGGATACCTCTACCAAGTAGTCTATTACAGCAATGTCGTCAGCCTCTTCCCAAGATAGACGACCTGATGAAGTGCCTAAGTTGTCTTCCGCACCCTGTGTGAAGACCCCGTTTGTCGGCGCTCCAACAGAAAAGTCAAAGACAGGCTGAGTAGTGTAGGCGATATCATCCTCAACATTCCAAGCTAAGGCTTCATGGTCAAACTTATAGCAGGTCAGACCGACTGTAAAGTCACCTCTAACTTCAATACTTTCTACTCGAAAAATTTCATTTAAGATATTAAGGTTATCGGAATTAACTTTAATGAAGTCACCAGGCTCTAAGTTTAAGCCCTTTTTAGAAACAGTAAAGTTTAACGTAAAGATTGAACGAGCTTTGCGCACAGCTTGTTCTGCCATAGCAAGAGCGTGATAAGGGTCTGTTATGCCGTCTGCATCAATGTTTGCTTGGAAGGGTTGGTTATTGTCTTCTGTTAAATACTGTGTATGCACAGCGCTATAAGACAAAGGCCAAGTAATTGTGTCTTCCTTAAAGTCTTCATGTTCGTTAAGGAAGTTAATAGTTGCTTGGTTTAACCTGCTAGACGCACTAGGCCAGGACAGACTCGCATCATCTCTAATAATGTCGTTATCAGTGAAGTAATGGTTAGCGTCAACTAAATTGCTTAGCTCTGTTGCTGTCTTCGGATGCTCTAAAAGCAACTTATACTTGCCCTCAGAAGACCAAGTTAGCTCTGCAAGACCCATTGTATTCATAATACGTTCAATGTTGTCTCTAATGTTGCTCTCTGTATCGAGCGTTAAGTTGCACTCGTATAGGGGAATTGGTCTTGTTACATTATATACCGTCTCCACCCATTGTGTTCTATTCCACTGCCAATACTTCCCAGTATCAAGGGTTTTCCACAGTTTTTCGTAAACATACTCTTCTAAATCACTTGGAAGAGACCCAAAATCTGCCACCTCTGTAACAGAGAGTTGATTGTTAACTTGCCCCGCTACTGTTCTGTCTGTTGCTACAACGGTGTCACAAACAGCTGCTGACTTGTAAAAAGATTCAAGATCAATTTCATTTACGGATAAACCTCTACCAAACCTTGAGTTCATTAAGTAGTCAAGGAGACAAAGGGCGGGGTTGTTAGAGTAGATGCTAGTAGTGCTTAGAGAGTAAACCCCATTAAGTTCTTTAACCCACTTTACTTTACGGCCCTTGACAAGGAATTCCATTTGAGGAATACCATTATAGTTATAGTCATCACGGTTTAGTTTAAATGTTGCAGACGCATAAGCTGTATTTGTAAACCTATTATTAGAATCAATATTATTTGCCGTAGCAATCGCATCAGCGACCCCGCCTAACTTGTGTGTACGAATTATATGCTTAAACTTTTTAGAGTTATCGTTGTAATCTATACCGTCTACTTTAACCCACTGAACACCTTCAATGCCTTCGTGGCAAAGGGCATACTGTACCGTCAGGTACTCGTTCTTAGAACCGCTTTTGGAAGTATTTGGAAAGTTTTCTGAAAAGGTTTTACTTGCGTTGTTTGTAGCAGAAGTGTAGCTATTGTTAACTTGATGTTTTACCTCGATACCACCTAGTGCGTTTTTTCCGTAAGCTACAGGGACGCTAACCGCTTGCCCAGAGATCGTTAAGTTGAAACCTTTACGCTTGTCGGCTTCCCGCTTCATTTTGTTCTGCTGAGAAATTTGATAGGCAGTAGAGGCTAGGAAAATAATTGTTTGTAAGATTAACTGGTCTGCCATTATACTTTACCCCACTTTACTGTTATTTCTTTATTTTCAAAGATTTCTACAAAAGAGGTATCGGAGCTGTTAACCTGCTCCATGCCATTTTTTGACGTCATAAAAGAACGAACCATATCAAGGTCAGACATAGGGGAAGTTCCTTCAATAACTGCTAGCTTTTGTTCGAAATCATTTGTAATAGAGGGGCTATCAACGTAACCCTTGTAAACACTTAAAACATCGCTTAGTCCAAGCAAAGGAGCCCCGTTGGAGTCTAGTAGAGCTACAAAAACACTAATAGGCTTACCTACAACGTTAGCTCTGAATTCGGCGGAGAGTGTATCTAACGCTTCTGAGATAACAATTTTGTAAGACTCTCTATCAACTACCGAAGAGAATTTTGGAGGGTCAAACTCGTAAAGCCCACCGTTTGCCAAGTAGGTGTTACCATTATAAAAAAGATCTCTATTAAAAGAAGTCAGGTAGTAGGTAGTGTTAAACTCTAGCTTAATTAGAAAAGCAAATCTTATATTGTCACTATTAATAACATTCTGTACTGCTGCTGAAAACTGTCTCATTACAAGGCCTCTATAATTGAAATTGTACCTGCGTTAGAAAGAACGCCATCAGAAAAGGTAATACCTGTCTGGTTGTTAATATCTCTATAGTAGGACAAAATAGCTCCACTGCCAAATCTAACTGTGTTGG